AGTCAAGTACATTGTTAATATTTTTGGGTAGATTAACATTAATTTTTTGATGTTTAAATTTAATTGGCATGGTTCTTTCATAAATAGATATAGATTCATCTTGTATTTCAATGGGTTGAAATAAATAATAGTTTCCAACATTAACAAGAAAACCTTTTTTACCAAACATATCTGTTAATAATTCATTTTCATTATTTAATAATTTATCTAAAGCAGAATATATTTGCACTAGAGGATATTCTTTTACATAATTTATTGTTCTAACTAGTTTTTCTTTATCACATACATATTGATCTTTAAATATGTTTTTGATTTTCTCCATTATTTTTTCAATATTTAATGATATGAAATCCTCGTTATAAGTATCATAATTAATATCCAGTATATCTTTATCAGGTGAACACACATATGAACATGTATCCAAATAATCACATAATGCTGTAAAAGGTTTATCACCTACTTTCCAATCAATTTCCACATCATTTGATAATATTTGTTTAACTGTTTGATTCATATTTTCTATGGTAAAGTTCGTTTGACCTTTATTTAGAATACAATCAATAGAATTTTGTTTCAGTATTCTGGATACTTTTCCTATTTTCATTGCTTTTATTTCTGCTAAACGATAAAGATATAAATCCAAAGATTCATATTCATCATTAATGTAGGTAGCATATAAAAATATCATAACATTTCTTTTATCAAAAGGAAGAGATTTATGACTGCAAGTACGAACACCTCTACCTATAATTTGTTCAATACGGTTCATATTATACCATGGATCAATAATATGTATTTGTCTGACATTTTTGAAATCTATACCTTCAGAACCAGCTCTAGATATTAAAACAACTTTTACATTTTCACCATTAGTATTATCAGTATCGGTTATTTTTTTGATTTCTTTTATATTGTTTGGAGATAAAGATAAATCACCTGTAATAATAGAATATTTGGCTTGTTTAAAATCACTTTTCTCAACCTTGCTTTTAGGTAGCATGGTGATAGAATCTATGGGTTCGGAAGGTGGTGTTTTAAATAAATTATCTCTGCCAAACCTGGAAAATCCTAATTCTTCTAGAGCCAGTGCCATCGGAACTATACCACCATCCAAGTATTGTGAGTAAATTACAACAATACCTTTGCATGTCAATATGCTATTGCATATATTTTTAATTTTTGGGCTATATTTTCCTATATTTTCTATATTAAAAATGCTTTCATAGTAGTTGTATTCAAACTCAGTATATAGTGGTTTTCTTTTCATAACATTATCTAATCCAGCTTTACCATATGTGTTTTTAATTTCTTCAATATCTTCTGTTGGATAAGTTATATTTAATATTTGTAAAGGTGTTTCAAGCACCTGATATCCTAATCCTTTATCAAGATTATCTTCACTAATGTTAACATATTTTGATTTTATTTCTTGACTAACCTTATCATATACTATTTTTTGATAATATCCAATATTAACAGTAAAAACATCAACATGTTCTATTTTCTGTAAAAGTGTTTTACCGTTTATTTGTTTTTTTGGATATTCTATATTTTTGATACTACTTTCAGGTGCAAATATAGAAGGATATATTCTATATGGAAATGTATATGGATTATCTCCTCTAACAAATGAAACATAACCTCTAATTTTTTTTCTTAGAATTTCTTGGCCTATATTTTTTCCATTGATATCTATTTTAAAATTACCGGTTTTATCAAATATATCACTCATTGATATAGTGGATCTTTTATCATTTTGGTTAAGTAAATTAATGAGCCATACTATTTCTTTATAGCTATTAAACATTGGTGTTGCCGATAACAAAATAAGTTTTAAGTTATCAGTATATTTTGTAACTTCTAATAAACGTTGGCCTACTTTTTTATCTTCTATATTATCAGATAATCTAATATTTTGAACTTCGTCAATTATAACTAATCTATTAGAAAATTCATTTTTCAATGTATTTTCTATATTTTTTTCTTTTAATTTAATATCAGGTTCATTTTTAAACTTATTTATTTTTTTTCCTATCATATTTCCAAATTCTCTATAACCAATAAATAAATAGAATGTATTTATTATTGTATTTATTTGTGATATTATTTTAGTTTTTGTTATACCTTTCATATTCATAGGATTAATTTCATTAATAAATTTGTTACTTGTGCAACCCACCAGGTTCCATTTTCCATCAATTAATTCAAGTTTCCGTTCATCAAATAATTGTAATCTATAGTTATCTTGTATATTTTTGTTACCAACAATAATTATTCTTTTTGTAATACCCATTTGCTTCATATATTCTCTGTATTCTTCACTTATGGTAATTGCCGAACATGTTTTACCGGTTCCTAATCCATGATATAAAAGTAATCCATTATAAGGTGTTTGGTTTGATAGAAAATTTCTTACAAAAATTTGATGATTGGCTAATTCAAATTGAGCATTACATAACTTATCACCTTGTGTTTCAACATCATAAATTTCTCCATTATATTCGGTATCATTAAATTCTTTTTTTTCTGCGATTTTAATTATAAAATTAGGATCATTTAAATTAGGGTATAAATAATCATAATCTTTATTAAGTGATAAGTTTTCTTCCTCTCTAATTTCACTTTCATTCATATATATAATTTATACAAATAAATAATTTATATGCATATATTGTTTTCGGTTAAAATATTATTTACACTTTCTATAATTTCTAATTTTTCTAAATTATAATTTCTAATGCTTTTTTTGCACTCATCAAACGATTTCCATTCAACTTTGCTAACCTCAGTATCCTGGTATTTATAAAAAGGTGTTTTATCATTTTCAATATTACCTACAAAATATTTATGTTTATAACATTTTAGATTCGAACCGATAAATGTTTCTTCATAAGGAACCAAATTGGTAATTAAATTAATACAAGAACCATCATATCCAGTTTCTTCGGTAAATTCTCTTAATGCACAATATATGTCTTTTTCCTGATAATTACGCCTGCCTTTTGGGAATCCCCACTCGGGTTCTTCCCACATGGTATCACTATTTTGAATTAATGATTTAATAGTAATATAATTATTATTATTATTATATATACCTTTTCTTAATTGGTTAAATTTTAATCTAGCGTTTTTCTCTTCGCCTCTATATTGAATACCAACGTTTTCTCCCCATAGATTTTTCCATAAGTGGTCAAAATCATTATTCATAATTCTATTTTTCTCTTCAATTGTCATAATATCTATAATGGTTTTGATATATTCAATATTATGTAAATTATATCTTCCTCTTATAAAATCTAAATAACCTAATGTGTCTTTTCTACATATCATTAAATATTCTATACTTTTATGATTATTGGTGTTTTCGGTATTCCGATAGGCTATTACACCTATACTTGTAATGGGTTCATTACAGGATTGGAATATATGACCAGATTTACCACAATTATTACAAAAATTAAATGATTTCATATTATGTAGTAATAATTATCTTTTAATATTATTTTATATGTATGAATCCAGAAATATGGGGGCCACATTACTGGTTTGTTATTCATTCTATAGCATTTAATTATCCAAAAAATCCTAATGCTTTACAAAAAAAGGATCATTATAAATTCATACAAAGCTTACCTCAATTTCTTCCCGATATAAAGAGCTCGAATAATTTTACTGAATTACTAAAGTTATATTCTGTAATCCCTTATTTAGATTCTAGAAAAGATTTTGTAAAATGGACACACTTTATTCACAATAGAGTTAATGAAAGTTTAGGTAAAGATGTTATATCATTAACAGATTTTTATTATATCTACAATCAACATTATAATCCCGTTCACCAAAAAATAAATAAGGAATTTAAATACAAAATTCAAATATATTTCGCAACTATATCTTTACTTTTGATATTGGCTCATAATATGAGTAAAAAAAAACTTAGTTAATTGATTGTAATGCTTTATATTGTGACCATGATATTTCTTTATTAGGTAAAGGTTTTTTTTTATCTTTTTCGGTTTGTTCATCAAGTTTTTCGGCACGTTTTATCGCGCTATCTACATACATTTCTTTTAAGATGCTACCAACCATGAATGATGCCTCATGTTGATCCAATTTGCCATCTTCTATTTGTTTTAACAAAGATAGAAATTTATTAAGAATATTAATATCCACTTCGTCTTTCATTATCTTATTGTAAATATCTGTATAATTATTGAATAAAAAGTTATCTTTCTTCATAACTAGATTTTCAAAATCATTTTTGTTATTTAAATATAAGTCCATATTTTCATTTCTCATTTTGATTATTGTTTCAATACTATTTTTTATTTTAACACTGTGTTTATTATCTCTTATTTTATCTGTCATATCTTTACTGTCATTAGCTTCGATCATCTTTTTGAGTTGATCTTTTTCATAATCGGATAAACCCATTTAATATAAATAAATATCTATATTTTTAAATAATATTATTATCAAAAATATATATATATATATGTCAAATTATCCAAAAAAATATATTCCAAGTATATTGTCATACTTGGACAAAAATAAACAAAAAAAAGAAATCAATAAATCTAGAAAAGCATACAAATTAAATAAATATTATACACGTAAAAAAATTAAATCATTTAAATCTAAACCATCTGGCCATGTAGAAAAAGCTAAGAAAATATATAAAATAGTAAAAGTGACACCATCCAATAATTTAGCAAAAAAAACTGGTTGTACTATTAAAGCATTGCGTAAAATAGTTAAAAAAGGACAGGGAGCTTATTATAGTTCTGGAAGTAGACCCAACCAAACATCCCAATCTTGGGGTAATGCACGTTTGGCAAGTTCCATAACAGGTGGAAAAGCTGCCGCAGTAGATTATGCAATATTAAAAGAAGGATGTTCGAAGAATAGCAAAGCCTTAAGACTCGCTAATAAGGCCAGGAAAGAGCATGGTTATGGTACAAGAAAAGTTCCTAAAATTAAGATGGGTGGTGGTAATAGAAAAAAAATGAAAGAAAAAATAATTAACTTTAAAAAAGGACCTGGTGATAAGAAATATACTGCAACAGTAAGAAATATTAACAATCACAAAGAAAGAATTATACATTTCGGTCACAAAGACTATCAACAATTTAAAGATAGAACTAATGTTGGGTTATATACATATAAAAATCATGGGGATAAGAAACGTCAAAGAAATTATTATAATCGTCATTCTGGTGAAAAATCTCGTAAGAAAGCAATTGAAAAAGAAATAAATAAAAGTGGTGGATATTACAATCCTAAGGTTTTAAGTCATATGTATTTATGGTAGCATTCTGTTTAAAACATTATCTGGAATTCTGCAATGATAATTTTTAGGATATGGAATCAAAAAATACAAGATAAATAAAACTAAATAAATAATAAAATGTTTTAAATCATAAAGTAATCTAATAACCAAATTATAAAATAAATAATATGATATGTAAACTGCTGATATTAATATTGATATAAAATATATATAAGATATTACTACAATTAATAACTCCATACAACAAATAGTATTAATAAGTATTTATTATATTTTATTATAATAATAATGCAAGAAAACGAACATGAGATAGAAGATAATAATTTACCGGTTGCGGAGGAAATAGATAATCTTGATTGTATTACAGTTGCTCAAGATGTTATAACAGCCAATAATTTAGATAATAAATATATTCTAATATATAAAAATTCAAAGACGATCAAAATACTAATAACCTTACAAGGAGTATTTAATTTAATATTGGCAATATTAATACATTATTGGTATATGTTGTTTATATTGCTTTGTTATATAGGACATTATGGAGTTAGTAAATATAAGTATAAATATGTAGTACTGTATGAGGTTTATTTATTTATAGACTTTTCTTATCATATTATAAATTTTATTTATAATTTTAATGATATATCTTTCATAGAGAATATTATTAACTTTTTTATACCTTGTGTTTACATTAGGTTATTCTATGTTATTGAAAATTATATAAAATCTATTAAATATCTTACAGAAGATGAAATATTGTTATTAAAAAGTATCAAAATAACGCCTTCCAATGTTGAGAGTCAAAATATATTATTAATATAAATTGAAATATTAATTAAACTTATATTAATATGTAATTATGAGCTTACCTTTAGAAAAAGCTTCTTTTATTTATAAATCTCTAAAAGAAGATGGTTATGTTATTATACCGAATGTATTAACTAATAATGAGATTGAAGAAGCTAGAAAAATGTTCGATGATTGGAAAAGTTCTGTAAATAATTTGGATGTTTTCCATAGAAAGATTGATCCACATGGTATATATAAGTATCATCAGGCAGGCCATCAAAGGTTTGCATGGTTTATACGTACCAGACCAGAAGTACAAAAAATATTTAAATTTCTATTAAATACAAATGATTTGATAGTTTCATATGATGGTTGTTGTTATATTCCAAAAGACGAAAATAAAAAAGATAAATGTTGGACACATACAGATCAGGCACCAAAAATTAAAGGTGTGGCAAGTTATCAGGGATTGGTTTCTTTAACAGATAATAAAGAACGCACCTTACAAGTTTATACAGGGTCACATAATTTGCATGAGAAGTACTTCGAGGATAGAGGACTAACAGGTAGTAAAAATTGGAATTTGATTGACCAGACTTATTTAAAAGAAATAGAAAATAACAAAAAAAAATTACGAGTTAAAAAAGGTGACTTAGTTATTTGGGAATCCCGTGTGTTTCATCAAAATACTTATGGGAAACCTAATTCAGAAGAAAGATTGGTACAATATGTTAGTTTTATGGCAAGGAATAATCCTAGAAATACAAAAAATAATCAAGAAAAAAGAATCAAATATTTTAATGAAAAAAGAATGACGGGACACTGGCAGGCTCCTGTAAATGTAAATGGATTACAACCACATACATATGGGGATGATTCACTTATTATTGATTATGATTCTTTGCCTGAAATTATTTTAGACGATATGATTGAAGAAATAAATAAATTAATTTAAAAATTATTTACTCATAGGAATAATGTACTGTCCATATATTTTGGAAAAAAAAAGATATAGAAAATATATTAAACCTTATTCACCACGACTTACAAATACTATTTTTTCTATGGATAAAAAACAACTTAAAAGGTTAACCATAAATGAATCACCACTTATTAAAAAATTTGTGAATGACTATGATGATAATAGAACACTTTTGGATATTTATAAAAATTTAGCTAATGAATCTTATACAGTTTCCAAAAGAATAAGAATTAAAAATTGGTTAGACAAATATGGTGCCATATTTTATTCTTTAAATATTTTAGAAGGTTATAGATGGGTTAAATTTGTTGGAAAAGGTAGTTATAGTAGTGCTCATTTAATAGAATATAATAATGATAGAAAAGTGATAAAGATTACGATTAATAAAAAAAATTATGACAAAGATAAACTTAAATTATTTAAAAGAGAAATAGAAATACTAAAAAGTATAAATCATCCATATATTATAAAATTGTATGATTACAATGAGTTAAATGAAGATGTATTCTGGTCATTGAATGATTATTGTAATTTAGGTTCATTAGATAATTTAATAAAAGATTTAAATTATACAACAATACCGACAAGACATAGGTTTATAGAACATATTATAGAAGCAATAATGTATATACATTCTAAAGATATTATACATAGAGATATAAAACCGGCGAATATTTTAATCAATGGGTATGATTTTATGGATCCTAGAATTATTTTTAAGTTAGGAGACTTTAATTTATCAAGAATAATTGAGAATGATAATGAAATGTCATTTTGTGGTACAAAAAATTATATGGCTCCCGAAGTTATTAATAAAATTCAATATAACGAAAAAGTAGATATTTGGAGTTTTTTGTGTGTATTAATTGAACTGGGTACCCTTAAAAACATTAATCCTATATTAATGTCTAAATTAGATTTAAATCAGGTTATAAATAAATTATCTGATTTAGAAATCATATTAATTAATATGATGCATAAAACTAATGCATATGAAAGACCTAGTGCTGAAAAAGTTAAACTTCATATCATGTTGTATATGCCTATTAAACCATTAAATGTTGCACTTCATTGTCATGCTAAATAATTTAAATGGTAAACTACTTAATAATATAAATGAGAATTATTTTGTTTTTATTATTAATAATCAATTTTGTAAGAGGTTTAAATTTGGTTGGAAATACATACATTGCAAGATTTAATATTCCGGTTGTTTTTAAAAAGCAAAACATATGTTTGCACTTTTTGGATAAGAATAATGCCAATTTGAAGTTAAATGGATTTATTAACAATGAAGGTAATGTTATATATAATTACAATAAAAAGACCAGAAAATTTTCTTATAATCCAGATCATAATATAGAAAAACTAATGAATAAATATTTACTTACTCTTTATGATATATGTTATAATGAAACATCTGATGTTGCAAGTGTTACCATTAAATCTAAATTATTAAGAATAAAACAACGAATAGATTTTAATAATGTTAAAAAAAATTTAAAACTAAGGTATTGAATAATAGTAATGTATATTTTTTTAACATTATTTACAATAGCTAATGGATTTATTAATGGTAATAGTAGAAGTAACACAATATTATATTCATCAGCGCCACCAATGGAGCCACCAACAGATTCATTGTTGGTAGGATTGGGTGGTAACGAACAAGACATTAGACCTTTGACAAGAGAACAAGCACAACTGGTGTTGGAAATATGGACTACATCTCCAGATTGGGAAACCACAGAAAGTAAGTTAATGACGTTAGCAACAGAAAAAGAAAATTCAAGGGATATTTATCTGGGATATTGTCCTGAATATAGAGGCAAACATACCATTAGATATTTATTTCATAGTAGAGTGGTTTTTGGAGAAAATCCATATTTATCTATATTGAATGGTGTTAGATGTCCGTTCGATGACTCGGACCTACCAAGCTATAAGTTCAAAGAAAAAGTTACAGAAGCTATATCTATATTGCCTATAAGTTTTGCGGCACTAATGAAGAATCCTAAATTTAGTTTAAGTTGGAATTTAGAGAAAATTGAGAATAAATATAAAGATGGTTTTAATGGTGATGATGAAGGAGACTATATTTAATATATATATATGGTAGACAGGGGTATTTTATTTATAACAACTCATGGAACCATTGCATTAAATCGGGGTAATAAACTGCCGTTTGTTAAAACACCCTTTAATATTACTAAATTACATGGAGTTTCATTAGGTATTTGTAATTTTTACCAACCAGGAACACCTAATATAATACCTGATATTGTAGAAAAGATTATAGATGAAGAGCCTGATGATCAAGCTGAATTCATTAAAAGTGAATTAGAGAAATTTGAAACCAAAGAAGAAATGGTGAAGACAAGATATGGAGATTATATAGAGGCACTTATATCTGATTGGGCAGATATACACGATTCAGAGGCTGATGCTGATGTTGTAGAATTTGCCAGACGACGAGCACGCAGAAATGAAATACGAAAATATCTTCCAGGTCACGATATAATTAACAAAACTTATACAGTGTATAATGAAGAGTTAACGGCTAGACGTGCGCCTGCAGTTTATGAAAACAGAGTTATGTTATTTTTAAATGGTGCTACAAAACCTATTGACATATTAGAAACATGGAAAATTGATGGAATTAGAAAGACATCATCAAGTGCCGTAAAACTAAGAACTGGGGAAGAGGTCTTTATAACCTTAGGAGAAATATTTGAAACAATATTAGATTTAGGATTAAGCTTATCAGAATTAGTAATTGTGGATTTAACTTGTAGTGTTTTGACAAAAAAAGGAATAGAACATGAAACAAGTAGAGCTAAAAGATATCTAATTAGAGAGGGACATGAACCATTCGAAAGTCCTGATGATGGTAGTAGTGCGAAAAGATCTCGCAGATTAAAAAAGTAAAGATTCACAACCTTCATTACAATTTAATATACATTCATCATAATCTGTCATATTATATTTTAAATCATACATATAACTATAAATATCTTCCACATTTATAGCTTTATCATCTATCCAAACATCATAATGTGGTTTCCCCATATTTAATGAAGTATATTTTACATTCCATTCTTTTAGTTGTAAAATAGTGAAATAATCCCAAACTAAACCAGAATTATCACCTCTGGCAGTCCAATAATGAATTTCGTGTCCTTTGTCATATAATTCATTAAACAATTTAATGTTTTTTTTTATAGGGATGCTTCCATGATAATTGCTTTTTTCGGTTTTACATATTGAACCATCAATATCTATCATAAATTTCTTCCTGTCCTTGATTAATTTTCTCTCATCATATGCAACACGTCTAATGTTGGGTAACCCATCGTTTTTCAATTGTGATATAGTTAATGCATTACATACAGATAACAGATCAATAAGCATTATTAGCCTCATTTAATAAATTACCAAGCTATATATTTAATATTTATTTATAAAGTATATATGAGTATAGAGGATTCTATGTATAATATTCCATTATTAGCTAATGAATATAATTATCCATACAGTGCTGTAATTGATGAAGATGAGAATTATGATCCCAGTAACAATATAGATAAAGAAAATAATATAGAACCTTTAGAGATAGAATATGAAGTAAATAACTTTTATGGTTCTCCGTTTGGAAATAATGACGATACCTTAGAAATGGGTTTTAAGGATAAAATGCTATGTTTATTTACGGTTTTTTCTTTTTGTTTTCCTATGAATTTAATTTTTTTATTTATTTATAAATATGGATAATCTCTTTAAATTTAAAATAATTATGACAGGTATAGGAGTGATTTATATTTGGTCATTACCATTGTTATCACAAATAGGATTTGCTGAACCAAAATCTAATTCTATATCAGGCTACATAGCAAACCCTCCAGCCACAGGTGCAATGAGTGCGGTATCATTTATACCCCTAACAATTATATGGGAGTACCAGGATATGGTAATAGAAAACATAGTTACAAAAAAATGCAGTATATTATGGTTTTCCAACAGTATTTATTATAGTACAGCAATATTTCAGGTATCTTATGGAACATTTCTTGTATGTACTTATGGATATGTTAAAAATTGGATACACACTTTATCTGTGATAACATTTTGTTTGTCTTTCTCATTACATTCATTATTGTCTTTATTATATTCATATTCAAGCATAGTAACAAAGACAATTTTAGCAGTGGGTTCATTAGCTTGTGTTGGTTTATTGATATTTATGATGTTTGATATTTCAAATATGTGGTTTTGGGCGTTGGAATGTGTAGGTATAACCTCAATGTTTATTTTTACACCAGTTGAATGGTTAATGATAAATAAAGATGGGGATGAAGAACACTCATGCTATATTAATCAAAATGCAAAAGAAATGGAAGAGAATTTAATCAAAGATTATGTATAAATTGAATTGTATTAAATAGGTTATAAATTATTTAATACAATGAGGAGGGGTTGTTTTGTAAGAAAAATACATTTGAAATAATTAATCCAGAAGACATAGAAAAAGAATTACCAGAATCATTTCTGGTAGATTCTATGAAAAAATATAAATACCCAAAGTATGAATATATATGTCTTTTAGGTTTTACATGCTGTGGAGATTCTTCTTATATAGATAGAATACTAATAGACATAATATTGTATGATAGTATTCTTTATCACGATACAATAGAGTTTCTTTGTAATCGTTATAGTTTTTATTTGTTGTGAAACGATTTAAAGTTTAGGTTATTATTAACAATAATGTATAGGATAATTCCTCTAAGAATCCTTCGCCGTACGACAGGTGTGAAGTTTGATGAAATGGTTCCATCAGACATTCCAAAGATTCATGGTATAGACCGTGTGGTGCATGGTCCAAACAGCATATCTCCTGGTCCCGTTGATGATTGTACACCAGCAGTTAAACGTCCATGGTATATGCATCCAGCACAGGATGATAATTTGATGGTTTTACAAGGAACACGTTATGTTGATATTTATAATCCAAAAAACAAACAACAAGCATCGTTTATAGTAACACCTGATAGAGTATATAAAAATGATAAACTATATTATGATGGTCCTGCAATGGTAGTTTGGCCAGCTGGCATTTTCCATAGAATAATAAGTGGTGATGAAGGTAGTATAAGCGTTAATTTTGCTACAAGAGTAAAAGGATTTGATTTAAAAGATAACTTCAATATTTATAATCTATGCAAAACAACAGGAACATACACACTTATAAAAGATGGTGCAGAAGACCAACCAGATTTAACATATAAATATCCTAATGAAGAGATAAAAGAGTTATTTAAAAATAACTAAATTAGCAAAAATATTTAAGTATATAAATGTAAATATTTGAATAATATGGAACTAGCTCCTTTGAAACCAAAACCAATATTATTTATAGTTGATAATTTTTATAGTAATCCGCTAGAAACGCGAGAGTATATATTAAAACAGGAATTTAAATTAAGAGGAAATTATCCAGGACAAAGAACATTATCTTATGCGAATGAAGAAATAAAATCCATTATCCAAGAATGGATATATCCGTTTGCTGGTAAAATAACAGATTTTCGTATAGATAAAAGTGAAAATAATTCTAATGGTGCGTTTCAGTACACCACATCTCATGATAGATCATGGATCCATCACGACGAATGCGACTGGGCGGGCGTATTATACATGACACCCGATGCGCCAGTTAATTCGGGAACCGGATTATATAAATTCAAAGATGGAACAAGATTTGGTTGCGAATCTCGCTTAAAAGGAAACAGTGGTGAAATATCAGATTCATCACAAGATATTACAAAATGGGAATTAGTTGATAAAGTGGGTAATATTTTTAATAGATTAGTTATTTTTAATTCTGATTCTTATCATATGTCAATGGATTATTTTGGGTATGATAAATATACAGGAAGACTATTTCAAGTATTTTTTTTTTCAACAGAGAAATAATTATTAATAAGTATTAAAGATACAATAATTATTATTGTTATATGAATTCATTAACATTTAAAATCCCTGATTATAATTTAGGAGATGATGTAAAACCAACAATATGTTTTGTTACTATGTGTAAAAATGAAGAACATTGTATTATAGATACATTAGAAAGTGTTTATAGATATATTGATGCGTGGGTGGTTCAAGATACTGGATCTACAGATAGTACTTGTAAAATAGTTAGTGATTTTTTTGAAGAAAAAGGGATCTCTGGAGAACTTTATTGTGAAGAATGGAAGGGGTTTGGTTATAATAAAACAAAACTTTTTGAAAGATCTTATAATAAATGTGATTATATTTTATATCTTTATGCTGATGATATCCTTGTTGGTGATTTTAAATTTAATGTTGAATTTCCAACAAAAGATACATATTATTTAAAGACAAAAATCCATTCCTGTGAAGCAAGTTTTGAATATAATTATATTAATATATGGAAAAGTAGTTTAAGATGGGAATTTTCTAGTGTAGCACATACAATAGTTAAATGTTTAGATAAACAGCATTATGAAATTAGTGATGAATTACTATGTAACGGTGTATATATACATTCTAGAAGAATGGCAGCTTCAAAGAATGGATCAGAGCGCCTCGGCCTCCTCCATTTAGGCGATGCAAAACTATTAGGGAAACAATTTTATGATACACTATATTACGATCCCGAAAACATAAATTATGGATCTGCATTTTATACAGCTCAAAGCTATTTAAATTCAGGATACCTTAATGATGCAATAAATTGGTATAGTTTATATACAAAACTAAAAAATACATTGATAGATGAACTATTCGAATCATATATAAAAATCGCAATATGTCTTATTAATTTAAATAAATCTTATGATGATATAAAAAAAAATATAGATAATGCTATTATTATATTTCCAGATAGAGCAGAACCTTATTACATACTTGGAGTTTATTGTAATAATACTAATGATCATGTAACTGCTTATAATTTGCTTAAGACAGCATACTCTATGAATTTAGATGAAGTTAAAAAAAAATATGTACTTTTTATTGTTAACAGATTTTATGGAAAATATGTTTTAGATGAATTAAGTGTATCGTGTTATTGGACGAATAAATTAGATGAAGGTAAAAAATATTTATTAGAAATTATTGATGATAAAGATTTTAAAATTCACAAAGATAGATTAGATAAAAATATGAAAAATTTTAATGATAAATTAAAAATAATATAGAAATATTTAGTAATGAGCAAGTATCCTTTTGTTTATCTAGTTAGAGATTCAAACTATTCCGAAATAGATGAGTTTTTAGGATGGTATCATTATAAAGGTGATACAACTATAAATATTATATCAGATATTATGTTTGTAATATATTTTTCTCAGATATCGAAAAAAATAAATACTATCAAATCAATGCTGGTTATATTGTTTTGTTTAATATATTACAAATGCTATCATTTATATTTAAATAACTGATTATTTTCTAATTCTTCTAGTATGTGGATACAATTTAGTTAATGTAGGTTTAATATCAAAATCATATTCTTCTAATTCTTTACATAAATAAGGCTGTAAATTTATAAAATTCGGGTGATGATCTTCTTCTTCTCTAATAAAATATTCAATTCCTTTTTCTATATAATATTTTTCTAAATCAATAGATTTATATTTATTAGTAATAATATTTTTAAATTTTTTCCATAAAAATATTCTCTCTTGAATATCAGGTAAATCATAATAAGGCTCCAAATTGTGTTTTTTGTTATATTTTTCTAAATAATTTTTTTCAAGGGGCAAAGGAAAATAAGCAAATATAGGTATAATAACGAGATTATCTAAAGAATTAAGATTATCTATTAGATTAGATAATGCTGTAATCATTTCATTTATAAGAATACCTGTATCAATATTTTTTTGTTTTAGTCTTTTATAGCCTAAATTCCATTCTATATCAGTACATCCAAAAGAAAGAAATATGTAGATTTTATTATAATAAATTTTATAAAAGTTAACATTTTTTATGATTTCATTAATTAAATTACTATCCAAAAAGCTTCTGGTGCTCCACCCAGATTTCCATCCTATATTATTATCATTTTCATATTTGATGTAGTTGTTGTCATCATAAAAAATGTAGTCTAATATTTCTCCTTGTGAATCACCGAAATTTAATAAACAATAATTATTTTTATTCATATAAATAAAGTTACTTAAAAAAATATTGTTTACATTTAAAACATTATAAATAATTGGTTCTGTTATTTAGATATTTTAAATGTGATAATGAATTACTTTTATCATGATAAACCGCACCTTTATTACTACAGCAATAATGTGAGATTTTACCAAAATCTTTTAAATACTTTTCAGCTATCATCAATTGTCGTTGACTCTGAAAATGAATTATATTATTAAAATTTTTTTCAATAGAATTATGTTTAAGTACTTGAATTACAAATGAAACGTCATCTTTCAATATATGTTTAGAACACCCAAGCAAATTCTTATATTTAGAACCTTTACAAGGGCTTATTTTATTCATACATTTTGAAGTATATTTAAGCATTATATTATCCTGACATTTATTGAAAATGGTTATATATCTCAAAATATCCTCACAAATATTATTCATTATTTAATTAATAATATTTAATATTTATGTATTTCAATTTATATTTTATTTATTTCAACTTTTGCATGTTTAGAACAATTAACATAATAAACTTCAGGAATTAAGAAATTATATACCGTAGGATCATTATTATAATCATTAATATAATAAATTTTTTTAATACCTGCCGCCAACAACATCTTAGTACAAGTTAAACAAGGAAAATGTGTAACATAAGCTTCACATCCCTCACAATTTACTCCACGTTTAGCACAATCAATTATAGTATTTTGCTCTGCATGAATAGTTGCAACTTCATGCCCATCTTTTATGATAGATTCATGGGGAAATCCTGGAAGATAACCATTGTAACCTTGTGAAATTATTCTATTATCCTTAACTAGCAAGCAACCTACTTGCAATTTAGAACAACATGACCTTTTAGCAGTTACTTGACATATTTCTTTAAAATATTCTTTCCAAGGAATTCTTTCTTTTTCGTTATCCAAATCATAATTTTCTTGTATATCGGCATAATTAGTATAATCAGTCATTATTGTTATTATGAATAATAACATTAGTATTTAATTCAATTTTAAATTGATTATTATTAAAAAGCTAACAGTAAAAACACATGAAACCGGATTTATTTATTGATACCAATTTTGGTTTGGGTAATTTCGATTATATTAACTGCAAAAGTTATGAATTAAGCAAAAGATTGTTATATGAAAAAAAAGTAGAAAGGGATATAGATATTAATTATGATAGCAAAATAGAACTTTCATTATTGGGATTTGCACAAATTAATCAAGAGATTAATAAAAATCTTTTAACAAATGAAGTAGGTCGTTATGTCGTACAATGTTCTGGTCCAGATCAATCTAGTTATTCTAGATTAGGTGAAAGTAATTTTATTAGAATATATACTAGCATCCTAAAGAGTATGTGGTTAGATTTTAAAAGTGATAATGAAATAAAAAAAAATATCAGGCTAAGAAAGATAATTAGAAATAATATTAGAAAAGATAAGAAGTTAGCATTTTTAAAATTAAAATATGCAATAATTGATAATGGTGAAACAAGTAAAAATATAGGCATATTTATATGCTGTCTTATGCTTATGACTTATTTATATATGATAAAATAAATAATTTTAAAAAATGTGAAATTTATGATAGAGGTTTAATTTCTACTTTTTATCGTTTATCATGTTTTTTTTTTACAATATGGGGATTATTTGTAATATTAATAAATAAAACATTTAAAAAGTATGATTCAAAATTTCCATGGTTGGCTTATGGATTTTTAAATTTTTTTCATGGTTTTCTTATTTACATAACTGATGTAGTATATTTTGGTAAAAAAATATATTATTTAAAAATTCTAGACAGAGTGGTTTCATTAATAAATTTAGTATTAACATGGTTAGTAATATCGTTTAGAGCTTATTTAGGATACAGTAGATTTCCTTTACCTTATATAAATTTACATTTTATTTTAGGTATATTTACAGTTTATTGTAAATATCGTTCAACTAAGGAATTGAAAGAAAATAAAAATAATTGTGAAAAATATATGATTTGGCATGGTTTATGGCATACATATCCGATGATGGGATGTGTATACACATTTATAATGTTTAATAATTTAGAATGGAAATTATTTTATATTAACTAATATTATAATGGGATATAAAAATGCTCGTGAGGGTGGCAAAACAAGCCAAGAAAAATTGTATTGCACTTTAGTGGTAGCGGTTTTATTCGCTGTTATAGGTAATCCAGCAACATACAAGATTACAAATAAATTATTTGGTAAATTATTAGGTCAAGTCGCGAATCCTTCAACAGGGTGCCCTACTAATGTAGGACTTGCTTTACATACAGTGGTGTTTTCAGTCTTACTAAGAGGTATGATGGAACTAAAATAGATATTTATATATGTATATGTATATGAAAAGGTTATATGATATGTTTATTTATAATGATGTAAACAAATATGCTTCTTGTGATGTTATGAAAAATACCCCAGTTGCTATATTTTACAGGTTATCAGGGTTTTTTTATACAATATTAGGTATATTGGTTTTTGTTTTATTAAAAGATTTTAAAAAGTATGATCCTAATTTTCCATGGTTTGCTTATGCATGTATGGAGTTCTTCCATGGATTTTTGATATATAAAAGTGATGTAATGAACTTTGGTAAGAAAGATGAACTAATCAAAATGACAGATCGTGTATACTCTTTTGTGGGTATGTTCATTACATGGATAATCATATCATTCAGAGGATTTTTAGGTTATAGTAAGTTTCCTGTTATATATCCTTTAATTCATTTCATTTTTGGTTTTATAGCAATGTATGCTAAATATCGTTCGACAAAAGAGCTTCGTGATTCTTCTAAAAAAATGAGCTGTGATGAGTATTTGTTTTGGCATGGATTCTGGCATTGTTATCCACTTTTTGGCTGTTGTTATATTCTGATAATGTTTAGTAAAATTGAATGGAATTTATTATAAATATATAAAATAATTATGGAAGAATCATGGTTTTCGAACATAGCGATAGATATAGATTTTATAATTAAAGGTGTAAATGACGATAAAGAAAAATTCGATGGAGTTTTAGAAATATATCCTAAAACAGAGGATATATTTCGTTGTTTTAAATATTTCACCATAGAAAATACGAGAGTAGTCATAGTAGGTCAAGACCCATACCATGGACCAGGTCAAGCAAATGGATTAGCTTTTGCGGTTAACGAAGGTGTTAAAAAACCACCCTCCCTTAAAAACATAGAAAAAGAGATAGGCAAACAGGTTAACATAGAAGAATGGGCGAAACAGGGTGTTTTGATGATAAATTCAGCATTAACAGTTAGACAATCATCTCCAGCGGACAAGACACATATGAAACTTTGGAGACCTTTTACAGAAGAAATTATTAAAAAAATAAATGATGAATGTGAAGGAATAGTTTTTGTGGCATGGGGTGCTTTTGCTATGGATTTTCTAAAGAACATAGATACGAGTAGGCATCGTTTGGTTGTTACATCACACCCATCACCGCTTAGTGCAAATAAAAAACTAAAACAATATCCAGCATTTATTGGTTCAAGAGTATTTGAAACAATAAATGAAAAAAGTAAAGAAAAAATAGAATGGTAAATTAACGTCTTCTTTTAGTTCTTTTTCTTTTTCTTTTTTTAGTTCTTTTTTTACCACCACTTTTTTTTGAACGTGTGTTTTTTTTAGCGGCCCGGCTATATGGATTAGTTGGTTGTGGCGCTGGCGGTGAAGGCGTTGCAGGCGCTGGCGGTGAAGGCGTTGCAGGCGCTGGCGGTGAAGGCGTTGCAGGCGCCACCGGACTCAAACTAAAAGCAGTGGAGTAGTCGGAAGATGTTCCAAGATTTTGAGGTTGTATTTGTGAATAATAAGACTTAAATGTTGGCATTTTATTCTTGGCGCCGAGCGAGGAAGGTGTCGCTGACTGAGGCGTCGCTGACTGAGGCGTCGCTGGTGCATATTTGACCCCCGGCAAGATATCCACCAGATTTCTTCTTTCTCTTGGTAATTCTATTTCCATTTTATCCTGTAATTCTTCAATTTCTTTTTCTGTTAGCCCATCAGATCTAATTTTTAGTGTAGGGGTTTTTCTTTTGAGGCTATTTGAGGCTATAGCACTTTTACTTTTTTTTTCAGGGGTTGCAATGCGAGTTTCTGATATTAAAGGATTTGATGGTATTGTACTATGAAGTTTTTTTCCTTCTAGTTCTTTTTCATATTGTTTTTTGCTTATATATCTAGGTTGTCTATCATATGCTTTAGCCTGTTCTACAGGATTTTTATATTTTTTTTGTGTGCGACCAGGCGACAACGGCGGACTGGGCGGTGTATGTAGCTCTAAGACTTTCTTTCTAAAATCGTCACTAATGTATAGTTCATGTAGTTTATTATGACGATCTCTTATAGCATTGGCCTTGGTGGGCGAATATTTTCTAGAATATTTTTTATCGAGCGGTTCGCCTGAAGGATTCAAATTCCTATCAAATTCCAAAACCATATTATCTGGCGAAGGTGTTTTTTTGGCAGCAGTTGCATGAGATGTTGTAGTATTGGTGTATTCTGTTCCAACACGGCGGCGACGCCCGTGTTGCCGTCTTCTTGTAGCATTAGTTTCTCTTCGAGCGTGGGTTCCTCTTGTAGCGGAGGGTCTTCGAGTGTGGGTTCCTCTTGTAGCGGAGGGTCTTTGAGTGTGGGTTCCTGTCGGGTCGTGGCGTGGTTCACGCATTAGAGGTTTTTCAAATCTACGGGGTGGTTTACGTCGCCTCGGCATTATATATAACGCAATATTATATATAATGCATATTTATTTAAATTTAACAACCATATCCTCTTTATTATCAGTAAAAAAAATAGTATA